GGCCGGCGTCGCGTGGGCAGCCACGAAGCAACTACTCGGCATCCTCTGGGAACTCGGACGGATCGGGGCAACGTCTTGGTGGGCTGGCGCTAATCGCCCCGTTCGCGGCGTTGCTGAAGCTCCCCGATTTAATCAGTGGTGCCGGGCCGAAAGTGAAGAAGGCGGCTTCAAAACTACCATCTCAGATTCTTGCAGGATTAAATAGTCTAGGTCCAGGAGCGTACTCGATACCGATCCTTGGGAATTTGCTGCTGGTCCGTGATCTTCTGACAGGCTCCGGGATGTGGGAAGAAGCTGGGGCACAAATCCCCAGCATGATCGCTGCGGGGATCGGTGATGCCGCCGATGCCCCCGTCGACGCTATCACAGGAGTTGTCGGCGATCAGGCTGCGACTGCATGGGCGATCATGGAGCAGGGCCTCGGTATTCTCTACGAGCTCGGACGGATCGGGGAAACTCTTGGTGGGCTGGCGCTAATCGCCCCGTTCGCGGCGATCCTGAAGCTCCCAGGGTTCATCCAGGATGTAGCGCCACAGGTAAAAGAGGCCGCGATGCAACTTCCATCCCAGGTCGTTGCTGGCCTCAACAGTATGGGCCGCTGGAAGTACCTCGTCCCGGTTGTTGGGCCGCTGCTCGGTCTCCACGAAGTGATCACCGGGTTAGGCCCCAGGGCGAAAGAGGCCGCGATGCAACTCCCATCACAGATTGTCGCTGGTCTCAACAGCATGGGCCGCTGGAAGTATCTCGTCCCGATCCTCGGCCCGCTGATGTTCGTCCGAGACGTCTTGACGAACCCGCAAGAGTGGCGCGAAGCCGGGGCCCAGATTCCGAACATGATTGCTGCGGGAATCGGTGATGCCGCCAACGCACCCGTTGACGCTGTCACAGGTGTCGTTGGAGATATTCGGTCTCGACTTCCGTTCTCTCCCGCGAAGGAGGGCCCTCTCCAGGACATCGACAAAACGGGTCCTGCTCTCGTATCGACGATCGCCGACGGCGTCGAGAGTGAGGGCGGTCAGTTGACGTCTGCCCTCGAGGCGACACTCGGACGGACGCCACTAGGAATGGCTGCTGGCGCAGCGGCAGATGCCGCTACCGATGCAGCGGGATCGGTCGGCGGCCAGCAGATAGAGGTCACGGTCAACAACGAGATCGTCGTCGACGGCAGTGGAGATGTCTCCGGTGACGTCGAGACCGCAGCCCAACGCGGGACGTCGACGGCGCTCGATGAGTTCCTCCGCCGACTCAGTCGTGAAACCAACAGTAAGCCTGGAGGCCAACAGTGAGCGAAACAGTCACCATCGGCGATATCGTGCTGTCCGGAGTAACTAACCTCAGCGATAGTGGTGGTTGGCAGACCTCCGAAAAGCGTGTCGAGAAGGGCTTCGACTTCGAGAGCTACGTCGATCCAGAGCCAATCGAGGAATCCATCGAGGCGTGGGTGAAAAAAGAGGACATCGGAGAGGTCCGTGATCTTCGCGAACAGTCGCAACCGTTCCCGGCGTCCGTTGGATCACTCTCGATCCCCCGAGCATCCCTCAAAAGCCTCGACGTCACCGATGAGCGTCGACCGAACCACCTCAAAGTCAGCCTGACGATCAAGCAGATCACCGAGGCAGAAGTCGAGGCGGCTGAGATCAACATCGAAACTGAGTCGGGATCGATGGGAACTGCAGCTGCAGAAACAGAGCCGTCGACGGCGCAACCACAGGACTCCGACGGCGGGAGCGTCGAAGATGNGACTGGTGGGATCGTCGGGGCACTGTCTGGTGTCCGAGAGTCGCTGGCAGGGGTGTTTTAGATGGAGGAGATCCCGATTCCCACGCGGCGGGCCCGGAAGAAGCAGCCGATCCATCGCGAGATCCCGCTGCGAGCATTCGACGGGCAACGGTTCGCTATCCGCTTGGACTGGAACTCGGTTGCCGGTCAGTGGACTGTCGAGATCGAGCACCTCGCACGAGAGTTCGTCGTGACGCGGTCGGTTGCGAACGCTTACCGCCCGTATTCGTATATGCCGTTCGTCGTCTTCATGTTCGCCGACCCATCTGCCGAGGCCGAGCGGGTCACGCCCGACAACATCGGCGACACGATGAAACTCTGGGCGCTGCCGGGGCCAGCCGGTCGACAGCCGGAGGATAACTGATGGCCGTCTACGAGCAGTACCGAAGCGTTGAGGCTGGCGAAGTCTCACTCGACGGCCTCGATGTCGAGATCACCGTCACGCAGCCGAAAGATGACTCGCTCGAATTCGAGGTGTCAGTGTGGAACCTCACCGAGGACACGTGGTCGAAGATCGAGTCTGGCGACCTCTGCCGTGTTGAACTCGGCTGGTCCGACGGCCCGGTTGAGACAGTCGTCCTCGGAGAGATCGACACACTCAGCCGCGGCTCGGATGGTCGCGATATCGAACACACGATTGCTGGTGTCGGCGAGACCGACGCAGCGCTGAAGGTGCGACCAGAGCCGCAGACCTGGAAGGACAAGCGTGTCGACCAAATCGCCACCGAGCTTGTAAGCAGCATCGGGCTCTCCGCGAAGACCGAGGCCGCGGGATCGCCCATCTCGGGGACGTGGTCAGCCACGGACGACAAGACGATCTCGAAGTGGCTGGATGACTTGATCCAGATCGCCGCCAACAAGACTGGTGTCGAATGGGAGTGGTTCAGTACTGNGGGTCAGGTCCACGTCCTTCCCCGCTCGTCGAAAGCCTCCGATGCTCCGAAGCTTAGCTACGGCGGGATGCTCTCCTCGATCGGGGAGAAGTCGTCTACCGACGACGACACCGAGGGGCAGCTCACGTTTGAAGCGATGTGCGAGCCCCGGATCACAAAAGGGTCTGCCGTTGCGGTCGACACGGAGCAGTTCAGCGGAGCCTACCGGGTGAGTGACTACGAGTTCTCTTCATCGACAGTGTCGGGAGATCACTTCGTTGAGGGGACGCTGACGCCCATCGATGCCGACTACTCGATTGCATGACCATGACTACTACCACAAGTCGACCGACGGGAGGTATTGATGCCAAGTGACGTCCAGACGATGCGGCAGTTCGTCCAGGACGAGATCGAGGGGATCTACACGATCAGTTTCGCTCGCGTCCAGGAGGTCGACGATCAGCGCCGGGCGACCGTGTCGCTGAAGAGCAACGATTCGGTGGTCATCGACAACGTCCCTGTGGCTTCGATCTGGGCCGGGGACGGGTCGGGAGTAATTGTGCCGGTCGAGAAGGGGGCAGAAGGGCTGATCCTCCACGCTAAGGAGCCACTCAAAAAGCAGATCCAGAAGCGTGGGGAGCAAGCTCCGGAGAGTGATCTTCGGTTCGAACTGGAGGACGCTGTGTTCATGCCGATGCTCTTCCTAGATAGCGATTCGGTCCCCGATCACGGCGATGGTGAACTCGTTGTGAAGCATAGCTCTGGAACTGAGTTCCGCCTCGACGATCAAGGCGTCCACATCGGTCCAGAACTCTTCGTCGACGGGATTGCATTCACAGAACACACGCACAGCACCAGCACCGGGTCGACCGGGGCACCACAATAACAGGCCGATTCTATGAGATACGGACGCACACTTGCTCGAACAGCTGATGGAGACATCAAGTTCGAGAACGGAGAACCGGTATGGCTTGAAGGCGTCGACGCCGTTGAGCAAGAGCTCAAGAACACGCTAGAAACTGTTCGCGGAGAGGACCCGTTCGACCCTGACCACGGATTCGACGTCTTCGCTGCGGCTGGCGCACCGGACGCAATCGTCGAGCGGGAGGTGAGGATCGCACTCAGCTCTGACGACAGAGTCGACAGTGTCGACGAAGTCGTTGTCGGCGATGTAGATGAAAACCGCTCACGCCCGGTCGAGGTGACCGTATCACTGGTCGACGGTCCGGGGCTGACGTTCGATTCGGAGGTCAACTAACATATGGCAACAGAATATGGTATTCAACCAGACGGATCGTTTCGTCGAAAGCACGTTGACGAGATCGAAAGTGACGGTGAACGCAACCTGAAGAACGGGCTCGGGGAAGACGTTGAACTCCGACAAGGGTCAGAACTCAAGCAGGTCCTCGACACGATGTCTGTCGAACTTGCCCTGCAGTGGCAGGCCCTCGAAGAGGTGTACTTCAGCACGTTCTTCGAAGACGCCAGCGGCGAAGCACTCAGCAAACAGCTTGCGCTGGCTGGCTTCAGCCGACTCACCCAACGGTCCGCAACCGGGGAAGTGACGTTCAGTCGTGGTTCCGTGGCACCCGACGACATCAATATCCCGGGTGGAACCGTCGTGACTACCTCGAGCACTGAGTCACGCCCCGCGATCCCGTTCGAGACAACTAGTGATGCGGTGATCGACGAAGGGGAGACAAGTGCGACCGTCACGATCGAGGCGCTGAAGCCGTGGCAGACTGACGTCGAAGAGAAGTGGCTCGGTGAAGAGACCAACGTCGCAGCGAACTCGGTCACTGAGTTCAGCACGCCACTTGCTGGAGTCGACTCAGTGACGAACCCAAATCCAACTGGGGACCCCGACGAAGGGTACCAAGTGGGGCGGGATCGGGAGACAGACGCCGAGTTCAGGCTCCGATACCAGAACAGTATCAGTGCAGCTGGTTCTGCGACGGTGAGTGCCATCGAGGCGGCGGTCTTCCAGGCCGACGAGCGGATCGAGTCCGTTGATGTCGAGGAGGTCCGTGACAACACGAACAACGAATACGGCGTCCGGGTGACCGTTCTGGCACCGGACGTCTCGAATGACGATATCGCACAGGCGATATTCGACTCTCGTGCTGGCGGTCTCGACTCATTCGGGTCAGTCTCTGGGACCGCAGACGACGACGGCGTCCCCAAGACCGAGAACTTCGACCGTGCTGTCGAGGAGACCATCTACATCGAGGCCAACCTCACGACATCGGAGACGTTCCCGAGCGATGGGGCCGAAACAATCACTGACCGACTCATCCGGTATCTCGGTGGACAGGCGTCCGATGGCGTCAACTATCCGGGACTCGGTGTCGGCGAAGATGTCGTCTTCGACCAGGTGAAGCGTCGGGTGATGGAAGAGCAGGGCGTCATCGAAGCCGACGTGAACATCGGCGTCGACGCTGGGTCGCTGGCGAAGGACAACATCACGATCGCCGACGACAAGGCCGCGATGACTGGGACTGACGAGGTGACAGTCAGTGTCATCTAACCTGAGCGGAACACCCCGTGAGCGGCTGGCGGAGAACCTAAAAACGCCGTACTCTGCTGATGAAGAGGCGTGGTCTGCGTTACTCGACACATTCGCAGCGGAGATCGCCGAGCTCGAAGAGGTTCGAGCACAGGTCCGCGCTGCAAAGTTCGTCGAAACGGCTGATCCAGCCTCGCTCGAACGACTGGCAGGACGGTTCGACCTGGAGCGACGGACGAACGAACCCCTCGAAGAGTTCCGCGCTCGCGTGAAGGTCGGACTCAGATCACAGCTGGCGTCGGGGACGGTGCCAGAGATCCGAGACGTCGCGATGGTTCTGCTGAATGCAGACCGCCAGGACCTCGAAGTTCGTGAACCAGTCAACGAGAGTGCGTTCATCCAACTGGCGATCGACACAAACGAAGTCGACGTCCCAATTTCTCCAGCGGTTCTGTCGGAGATCATCAGCGAGGTCTCGGCAGCAGGCGTCAACGTCGGCGTGAATATCTTCATCGGAGAGGGTGGCACGATGATCCTCTCCGGCGGTCCAGTGACATCGTCGACAGTGAACAGCGCTGGGTTCAGTTCCGTCAACCTCGGCCCGCTCTCCTCTGGTGAGTGGACCATCTCAAGACAATGACAACAATAACAGACACAGCATTCAACTGGTACCAAGAACGGGCCATTGGGGCCACCGACGCTGTAATCGATACAGTCGCAGTCGGGAATGGCACTGGCTCAGAGTCGGATCCGTCGAGCGGCCTATCAAATACGGTGTATCAAGGCACAACTGCCCTCAACATCGTCGAGATCAGTCCCGGTGCAAACTTAGGCGAACTGGTGGCTGAAATCGAGGTCACTGGTGGGACGGAGATCCCCGCAGGGACGGAGGTCTCGGAGATGATGGCAAGCGTAAGCGGAGACAGTGTCATCATCGGTGTCGACAATTTCTCGGCTGTTCCAGTCGAATCGGGGCAGACCGAGAATTTCTCCATGCCGATCACAATCGAGCGTGATCCACAATGACAGACGACCTTAGTTATTACCAGCACGGAGACGAGCCTGACGCGGCTAACTTCGCTGCTGCAGCGG